GCTCTGCTTTGAGATCATGATCGGCTCATTTTCTGCATATGGCATCCATGGCGCCAAACCAATCGATGGTTGCTGTGGATTGGTGCGACTTGGAACAAGTGCAATCAATACAGCGTTCTTTACGGAATAAGAGAGGCCCCTATCTTCAATGTCTCCGATAAGTTCTTCTCCAGTTAGAAGCTTGATGATTTTGATATTAGCCATTATTCGAACTCCACAATATAATCATAAACACCACGCGGAACCCAGCGATATGGGATCAGCATTTCACGACCACGAAAGTCTTCAAAGTCAATGGTCGGGTCCACTTCATATGACCACATGACCCACTTACCATCATACTTGCGTTGCGTAAATTCAACTTTATTCATCATATTCTCCTTATTGTCTATAAACTTTCCAATTTGAAACAGGCATGATACCATATGCTCTACCTATTCTTTTCTTGTAAGTTAGGACAAAGTCTCCTGCTATTGATATACGTCTAGGTTTTAGATCATCCAGCGTTTTGACTGGCATATCGGGAGACCCAGAACCAGAACCCGATGTGTAATGATATAGTTTACCTGGAAACATGAACATTTGTCCTTCAGCGGGATTGAAGAACCATGTAGGACTATTCCACATGTTCCATTTTACAATGTTTGCATTCGTCATGCCATGAAATAATTCATTTGGCTTTTCATGAATAGCAAAGTTTACTGGCTTATCCATTCCTTCTGGAATCTGAACATAATATACGAAAGATAGATGAGAATCCTGATGATTGTGATATGGAGTATGAAACTCTGTTATGATGTTTAACCAAGTCTTCACAAGATTCAAATCAAACTCATCGTTTACTTCCATTGTCTTCAAGTACTGAAATGCATTTGAAGCTGCAAAATCGAATAGATCACTTAGCTCATCGTCCAGATGTATGTTGACGTTACCCGTTGTTTCCATCGAGTAGCCATGATCATCCATATGATGAAGAACGCGATTGAAGAAGCGATTCTTGAAATCTTCTTTTTTGTCATAGTGAAATTCTGCGACAAGAGTCGGAAACAAAGGATGTGTAATCATGTTACCAAATCAAGATTTTTGTTTCTTGGACATCCGCTTTTTAGTAATTTTAGTTTCATCATCTTTTCCTAACGACGGATCATGATAAGCGGTAATCCACATACCACTATTCTTATCAAATTTTGGATTATCTATTATAGTACAATTGTACTTGGTTGTCAACAACTTCGCCATGCTTTTGGCGCCGTTTTCGGAAAAGCTTGATGTGATGATTTTTTCGGATTTCATTTGTAGTTTTCAATAGCATCTTTCAATGCTTCATCTATATTACGAATAGGAAAAATGTTCTTTAGCTTGTTATTATCAAGTACGCAATTAGATCTTGGTGCTTTAACTGCAGAAAAAAATTCAGCTTCAGTAAACCAATCCTTCTTCATGCCCATCATTTCTACTATTTCGCGCGTTGTCTTGCTACCACCATTTGTAAGATTATAGATTCCCGTCTTTGGTCTTTTCGCGATGAAATCAAATACAACATTAGCTACATCATCAACATGACTCAAGCTATTGCGAAAATCAATTAGCTTTGCATATGTTTGCAGCTTTGTGAGAAAATTCTTTGGATGTTTTTCTGACCCAAATGGCATACGAATACGCAATAGATAAGACTTGTTCATATATGGTGCAAGCAATTTCTGCTCTAGAGCCTTTGACCCACTATAGAAACTGCCATTGTCAAAGTTAAAATTTGGCTCATCTTCTTCTGTAAAATCTTTTTCATATCCCGTATATACACATCCACTTGAAATATGAATGATTGGTGTATTCTTGTTTTCCATCTCAAGTTTCAATGGCCACAATACGTTTCCTGCAATCGTATCTTCTTTATGGACTTCACATGCATCTACATTAGGTGAACCAGTATAGCCAGCTGCATTTACAATGATTGTTGTATCTTTTGGAATACTTTCATTGTGACTCAACCAATAAGCCGGAATGTAGCTCTGATATTGTAGCTTGTTCCAAATTGCTTGACCAATATATCCATGCCCAATCAATGTAATCATGATTTTAACAATTCCGGATGATGTTGTGGTATCTCTTTGTTAATGATTTCATCAAGACGCTTTTTCTCCATTTCATACGTTCTCTTTCTCAATTCCGAAGAACCATATATGTGCTGTCTCTTATGATAATGCAATTCGATGCCGTTGTCAATACACCATTGCTTTCCTGTAAAATCTCTATTCAAATATTCATCGCTCAGAAATCTAATGTGAATGGTCTGTGTCATTAGCAATTGCAATAGATCAAATTCCGTATCATATACAAGAATTTCATCTACATATTTGCAAGCTTGCAATTGAACATATCTTTCATAAATGCTTTGAATAGGCTTGTTCTTGATCCCGGGTCTATCAATTGTAGGATCGACTTGAAGTGCAACCTTTAGATAGTCACACAATTCCTTTTCCATCTTGAGCATCGTCACATGACCGGCATGTAACAGATCAAAACTACTACAATTAAATCCTATCTTCATTTTTTTTCATCCATTTTATAGTTTCATCCAGTCCCTCAGAGAGACTATAACGAGGAGACCACTTCAACTCACTTTTAACAATGTCTATCGACATGGAATACCTAGCATCGTGTCCTGGTCGATCATTGACATATTCAATCAATGATTCATCAGCTCCCATCTTCATTAGAATATGACGAACAAGATCAATGTTTCTTATTTCGTTTTCACCACCAATGCAATATCTCTGTTGCATCTGACCATTTTGCATTATGAGATATATTGCTTCGACAGCATCTTTCACATAGATCCAATCACGCACTTGACTTCCAGTTCCATACACAGGAATCTTTTGATTCTTCATGATCCTAGAAATAGTCAGGGGAATGAACTTCTCGGCATTTTGCCATGGACCATAATTATTTGAAGAATTGATTATGATATATGGTAGTTTATAGGTATTACCATACGCTTCTACAAAATGTTCAGCCGCTGCTTTGCTGGCTGAATATGGATTGCGCGGACAAATGTTAGAATATTCATTGAATTTTCCGGGATATGGAACTTCGCCGAACACCTCATCAGTTGATATTTGCACAAATTTTTCTACTTTATACTTTAGTGCAAGATCAAGTAGATTGATAGTACCTATGATGTTTGATTGTACAAATGGTAAGCAATCCTTAATAGATCTATCAACATGACTTTCTGCAGCAAAATGAACTATGCAAGAAAATTGATTTTCCTTGAATACTTCTTCAAGATCTTGTTTGTCTGATATATCGACACAATAAGTTGGTATTTTCATTACGTTGACAAGTTCATCCGAGTTGCTTGCATAAGTGAACTTGTCAACAACAACGATTTGTGCGTTTGATACATCTGTCATGTATTTGACAAAGTTGATGCCTATGAACCCAGCACCACCCGTGACAAGAATCTTTTTCATTTGTATGCCAGCATTTTTAGAACGCTGCCGCGAGCAGGTTCTGGGTTTCTCATGTCAGGAACGCGCATCATTTCCTTGAATCCAGCTCGCATCAAATACTTTCTTAGCTTGTCTTCATTGAATCCATTGATATGACCCATGCCAGGAATCTTGTGATCGGTCTCATGCAACCATCCTGCAAATATTACTTCCATTGCATCTTCAAACGGATCCTTGTTCTTGTTTAGCCAATCAACATTGGCCATGATGTGCCAATCTTTCTTGTAGATGCGTTCGGCAATCCATTCGATGTCTGGAGTTGTGATTTCCACGAATCCGCCGGGTTTTAAAACACGATGAATTTCCTTAAGAACATCATCAACAATAAACTTTGAAAGATGTTCAATTACATCCCCAAAGTAAATCTTGTCAGCAACATTTGATTCAAAAGGATATGGCACTTTTGACAAATCATGTTGTACGTTTACATGAGGCCAAGGATTTACATCGACGCGAACTGTCGCATCTGGCTTAGGCCATGGTCCAGAACCAAGATCAATAATCATCACCAATTCCCCATTTTAAATCTATGATATGTTACTTGCTGATCAATCATCATCGAATCATGACCAAAAACTTCACGAGCCATCTTAGGATATATAGTGGTCATGAAATCATTTAATTCTTTCATTGAACTAGTCTTATCATAATATGCATTTCTTGGCGGATGATAGATTGAGGCATTATGGACAACGTGAGCATGAGACTGAGCAATATCACAATATGCCTTGTCCAATCCATATCCAACTTCAAACTCTTTCCAGTTATTCAAAGCTTTGAGGATTTTTGCAAAAACATCAGATCTAAATACAGGAACTCCCATTTCAATAAAATTAGTCTCCGAAAAATCTATTCTTTTATCCTGCTTCAAGCAATCATAGAATATATCAGAACCTTCAGCCATCGATAACTGCCATAGACGAAAATCAAAACGACGAGCCATCTCCAGACCTCTGTTCAAGTTCCAAACATCTGTGATTTCATCGTCATCAATGCAACCAACATAATCATACTTTGTGTAATCAAACTGATTGAATACATCGCGAACCATGTGCCACTTATGACCACGAATATGATAGACATAATCATATGTGTTAGGATCTGGTTCAAATCCCTCCTTATACACACAACTTACAATTTCATATGTGCGATCAGGATGCTTTGATCTCCAATGTGCATTCTTGTCGTATCTATCATCGAACTTGTCAGGATAGTTTCCTGTGGGAACAAAAATGATTGCTTTATTTGTCATAGTTTTTTCCATCTATTCAAAATCAACGATGAAGAATTCTTTTTATCGGTTCCGCCGACACCAACTGCAAAAAGCATTCTATCATCAGCCGCCTCCATTTCCAATTTGCTCTGTCTTGTATCACCTATTCTATCTCCACCATTAGCAAATATGATTAGAGTGTCAGGATATTTTCTTCTTGTGTCGCGAATAAAGCTAGCTGCACTATCGTCATCGTCATTAAATGAAACCGTTTCATCGACCCATCTAATGGATCTAACAATTGATACTCGTTCTTCAAACGGAAGAAAGAAATTTCCTTTCTTGCGAACCAGCCAATTGTCAGAATTAACACCGACAATTAATCTATCAGCAAACATCTTGGCACATCGAAAATATTCGATATGACCAGAATGAATTGGATCAAATCCGCCAGAAACAATTGCTATCTTCATTGTCTTGCCTCGTATATCCAACGATTATCCAGCAACCAGTCTACTGTTTCATATATAGATTTCTTGGGAGTATGATTAGCACGCCAATCATACTGTTTTATCTTCGTAGTATTCAAATGAATG